TACCAACATTTTTACAGCAAAGTGTTCTGATATTGCAATGCTACTGTCTCCGCCGCCTGCTGTTATGGTTTGTTTAGGAATCGCTGTGAAATTAACGTCCGTGTTGAGAGTTAATTTTCCGCACATAAGTGTCGGTGTTGGCGTTGGCGTTGGCGTTGGCGTTGGTGTGGGTGTTGGTGTTGGAACTGGCACGCAGGTAATTTTTGCATACCTTATATCGCTTGTATCAGTAATAAGGTAAGTGCCGTTGACATTATCCCAGCTGGCCGGATCACCTTTAAATGACGGTATATTAATTGTGATGGTGTCACCGGCTGTAAACTTTTTCAAGCTTACGACAGGGAGGTTACTGTCTAACGTTGGCTGGCCGTTATTTAAAAAAGCGATGGAAAAAACACCAGAGCCAAGGTTATTTAAAGTTATCGAATATAGCGTTGTGCCGCTTGCAGCATAGCCATTGAATCCAGCACCATTACTTGAAAGAATAGTATCACCAGTATATAGCGGAATTGTTATTTTTCCGATCGTAGAACTCCAACCAGAAAAGCAATCTGATCTGCGTGACGCTACGCTACAAAATATGTAAGGGTCATAGAACCCAAATGCCTCGACCGCCCCCGCGATATTTGGTATTTTAGTAAAATTATAAACGCTTTTATTCATATAATCAGCTAGGCCAGGAGGAAGAAACCCAGAAGCATATGCTGTCCCATCATTTTTTATAACTATGCTAAAGTCATCGCCAGCATGGACGGTTTTCCAATCTCTGTCAGTGCTTAATTGTATAAATTTATTAGAATCTAACCTTGAGTTGTTTCCGAGCTGGCCACTATTATTTCGGCCAGTACCGACCAAAAGACCGCCAGGAAGGATAGCTAAGGTATGGTTTCTGCCAGCTGATACTACTAAAGAATTATCAAGAGCCTTTATATAAAAATTACTTACTGGTGTAATAGTGTTGCCTGTACCGCACTGACCGGAACTGTTGTCGCCGTATGCCGTCCAAGTCGTACCCCCAGCAATTGGATCCTTAGTCACTTTAAAGTAAGAGTCGTAGCCACTATAAGCATATTTTGGTATTTCAGTGGTAGTGTATAGTGGTGATGGTTGTACTTCCATAGTCATAGTAGTCGGCGCGGTTCCTGGTCTGACGTCGATATTATAAATCGCTTGATAAACCGCACGATCAGAAGTGAAAGCCCTGAGTATTGGATACGGTTCAGTCGAGTTAGTACCTTGAAATTTAGTACATCTTACATCTATAAAGTTAGTAGGCGACGGATTTACTTCAATCAATCCTAGGCTGGTTTGTTTTTTAAAACTTGTAATCCTTTTTAGACCTGTGCCTTTTGAAGTATAAATATCACCTACCCATAGTGTACCATCAGTTTTAACGGCAGCTATAATACCATGGCCTGTCGCGACTTTTTTCCAAGCATATGTGTCAAATGGCTGTTTATATTTCGTAACCTTTTTGACATCATCGAGAGTAGCTCGGAATAAAGGAGCTAAGCCAGCACATTCAGGATTAGCACCAGTAGTATAAATATTATTACCACTAAGATCTATCATACATGTAACGCCAGAGAGAAACGGGCCACCATAGAATGGATAGCCATCACCTGATGACCAATATTCGACATCAGATGCTTGCTCGACATAACCGCCACGATATGCTCTAATTAAATAGCGTTTAGGATCAGTTAGCGTCGGTGTAGGAGTATTTGGCGAGCAGTTCTGCCTAGAAAACATCGTGATCGAATCTTTATATTCATTAGGCACATAAATATTTAAGCCATCATAGCTTATACAAAGATTAAAACCGCCTCTGGTGGCGATTAAACCGACAGCTGATAACGAGCCAGTGGTTATGTTGCGCTTGAAAATGCTTATGCTATTGCTTATACTTATCACATAGGCGCTAGTCCCATCGGCGCTAATTACAATACCGCAAGGCTCATTAGATGCTATGGTATCTCTTTTTGTTAGAAGGCCAGTTGTGGTACTGCGATCATAGCATATTATAGTATTGTTATCGATCGCAGCGGCGGTGCCGCGGAAAGTGGCGTAAACGTTTTTACCATTTGGGCTTATGGCGATGCCGTTTCCTATACCAGTTGAAATAGTACCAGCTAGAGTGAGTAAACCAGATGAAATATTGCGTCCAAATATCGACAGTGTGCGCGATGAGCCACCGACGCTAAGAACATATGCATTCTTGTCGTCGGGGCTTATGGCTATATAATATGGTTCGTTCCCCGCAGCTATAGCGCCAATTGATGCTAATAAGCCAGTAGCATTGTCTCTACTATACATATAAACAGTATCATCTACTTGGTTTGTAACATAGACATTTTTACCGTCTGCAGATGAACTTATAGCTGTCGGCTGCAGCCCAGTCACTACTGTTCCTAGTGATGTCAATGATCCAGTTGCCGTATCGCGCCTAAACATTTGAACTATGCATGAAGTATCACTTATTGTGCTGGCAATATATATGTTTCTACTGTCAGAGGTAATGCAAATAGCAGACGGATATCCTGTAACGATAATAGTGTCCAATACAGCCAATAAGCCGGTACCTGGTTTACGCTCATAAATTGTGATGATACCAGTGTTCGTGACATATATGAACTTATCGTCAGGGCTAATGCAAATACCGTGCGGAAAAGCACCGGTCAATATAAAACCTAAATCTGTAAGTTCATCGCATTGAACCGGCGGAGGTGTTGCTGGCGGCGGGCAAGTCGGTAATTGTGTCGGGACACCGTATATTTCTAAGTCATCAGAGTCCATTTCCATCAGCGTTACTGTGCCGCCGGCTGTAGTATTCTGTACTTCACTGATTCTTGTAACAAATCCAAGTGAATTTGCTGTGATGATTGGGATTGTGGTTGATGAACCGTACTGTCCGACTACAGCTTTATTTTCGATAAGATCTATCTTGATCGTGCCGGTTCTTGTTATTGGCCCGCCGCTTAATACTAGAGTGTTAGTATCGAAGTTAAAACCATTTACACTTCCAGCGCCGATGTTTATTTTACTGATGTAAGTGGCTCTGTTGTAGCCATTATTGCCGCCAGCGTAGAAGAGAAAAGCGTCATCTTCAAAGAAAAAGATAGTTCCAGAATAAAACTTATTTGGAGCTAGATTTGTCGGTACTGGGCCTTGCAGCCTTAATATAGTTCCAATATCCATTTAAGTTCCTAATATAGAATCCAGTATATTTGTACTATTCGGAGCCATCATCTTCATTTCTTTGTCCATGCCTGCGAGTTTACAAAAATCGACTTGCTTGCGTGCCCATGGTGGAATTGGAGGCAGAATACCACCATAGCCCATAGCCGATGGCCCTTCCGATGGATTAACATAAGGATCGCCGCCGCCACCACTTGGACCAGGTTTAATCTCTGGATTGCAAAATTCGCGCTCTAGAACATCGCAGTCTTTTTCGACTACAATCGGATCAGTAATTTCACTAGCTATGCATCTCAACATGTTATACCAATCAGGTCTATCTTCGCAAGGGCAACCAGCCATATACGGAGGAAACACGAGCCAAGTTTGGTTGTATCCTAAATTAAAGTTCCAACCGAACTTTATATAGCTACCTGGGATTTTGTCTAATATCAATTTAATTGGTACTTTCGGATGTTCACAGCCATTAAGCGCTAATGAATAAGATAAAGCAGCACTTGATATAGCAGAAGTCGGTTCGCATCCTGGAATGATAATGCTGTGGTCAGGAAGCACCTGTAATTGAAAGCTTATTTCGATTGGTTCTTGGTCTACCATAGCCACACTCCATATGGTTCACCGAGATCTATAGCAGATTTAATTATTTCTTCTTTCATTTTAATGCCTTCGTTCATTAGAGCATCGCCATCATATGATATAGTACCGCCATCTGGTGTTGGTAGACCAGAGATTTTTCTTCTTGCAGCACCTAACGAAGTCTTAGCTTCAGCAAGCATCATGTCATAACACAATTGTCTAGCTTGTGGGCTTCTAAAGCTATTGACGACAGGGATGTATAAAACAGTCACTGGGAAAGCGCCTTTTGGCGTTGGATATAATCGTATTTTCTGATCTTTAGAACTTAAAGAATCACCCTGTGTAAACTTATTGTTTTCGTTAATCACTTCCCAGTGGCCTTCGGTGCCGAGTATTTTCTGAGAGAATTTTCTATATGCTTGAAGAAGGTGATAATCTAGAAGCATGTTTTGAATACCAGACACTTGCCCGACATTAAATAAAAAGCTTTCAGCCCCAAACACATCGTTTATTCTAGTGGTAGCTGGATCCCAATGCACTTCTTGGACCCAGTAGGCGTCTTCTGGAAGAGGATATGTCGGTTGTAATGGGTTCGTCCAGAAAACAGCTAATTTTTGCTCTCTTGGAAAATAACTAGCTATAAAATCGCCAGCTACTCTCCATATGGTTTCGAATTGGTCTTCTTGTATCTCCACATCTACGTTTGGATAACCTAATTTAGTTAGGATATACTTTTTCATCGGTTCTGAACGAAGTTTTAATATAGAGGGTAGATCTGCTGGTCCAAATATAGCCATGTTTAATCAGGGAAGGTTAATCCCCTGTCCCCAAATACTAAGCCATTGTATTCTAAACGAAATACACTATAAGGCACAGACGCAGGAAAAGCAGCATCGCAGGCGTCTCGCAATATCGACAGAATATCTGATACCTCTGAAGAGACAGTATCTATTGGCATCACTTCATTTAAATGTGAGGCTGGGCCTGAATATTTCTCATTTCCAGAAAATCGCATCACTTCTGGCTGGGTATATGCATTTTTAGCTTCCGATTTATAAAAACCTGACATCGTTAATTGAGCAGGTGATTGCCCAAATTGTGGTTTATAAGCGGTGCCGTTGGCGAAAGAGCTTAACGCTGACCCGTTAGTTTGGCTGTGCTGTTGACCACCGCTAGGCGAAGATAGTTGGAATTTACCACCATCATAGTTCGGGATTTCTTCGAACAATGCTATCGATAGTTTTTGAGCATTTCTTATAATTTCAAATCTTTTCCCGTTTGCTAATGATGGCACAATTTTTATGAAGGCTGTAAATGGGACCCAGCGCATAGTCTGTCTCCTTGAGTTATATAATATATTTGTGGCTTGATTTATATTCGGATATGGTCTATATAAGAAGACGGGGAGATTTTATCAATCTCCCCGTCTTCTTTTAATTCTCGATAATCCGATTAAGGATTATTAAGTGGTTATATCAGATGTTAGACTTCGTGCATCACCAAACAGATCGCCAGTTAGGCCAGCTGCGGTGTTGGACAAGAATTTATCAGAGCCGATCTGGAATGCGAAATTAATATCAGCAAGGTTAGTCTGAGCTTCAGCGAAGCTAGTCTGACCGAAGGTGCCGATAACAATTGGGAATCCACGGCCAGCATTAAAACGTGCTTCGCCCATATATGAACTAAAATCTTTGACATTGGTATCTCTGTTAAGAACGCCCACGAGAATTTCTTCTCCTGGGATGGTCATTACAAGAGGACGAAGCCTTTTGCAAATAGCAGCCAGAGACTCATGTCTGAGATCCCGCCTATAGGACCTCAGGTTCATAAACACCGAAATCGAAGAATTGGCAGGTTGTGCAGACATTTTCTGTCTCCTTTCAATATAAGTAGCCAAAATTCTATTATATATTTGAAGGAAAAATAATAGTCTGCACATTCCACAAATGATTAATTAATCAATTATTTTTTGTCTGACTTAGGAGCAGCAGCGGCAGGAGCGGCCTTCTCGTTAGCCTTGTCGCAGGCTGTGCAAGCAGAGGCTTTTGGGGCCGCAGCACAAGAAGAAGTGCGAGTCTTGCCACAGGAAAGGCCTCCGCGGGTGCGTCCTTCGAACACTTTAGCGCGACTACTGCCACAAGAACCGCTTAAACGCTGACCACAACCGGCCTCAGCTTCAAACACGCCAATGGTTCCAAGCATTACGCAGGCCAAAACAAAAGTCTTCATGATATCCCCTTCTAAAACCGGTAAATGATAGGACTCCAAACTAATGGATTTTTAACAACCTATCAATTATTTACCTTGGTAAAAAATCTTGACATCATTACAATACTTTCAGAGCCGTATATAATTTATTTAGGAGATCGTATGAAGCGCGCACTGATAACTGGAATAAGTGGGCAAGATGGGTCATACCTAGCCGAATTATTACTTTCTAAAGGCTACGAAGTACATGGGATAGTAAGAAGGACCAGCCTGCCTATCCTTAACAGGATAGAGCACATACTACCAAGGCTTCACATACACCAAGGCGACTTGGTAGATTTAGCCTCTTTGATCAGAATAGTCGATAAAGTAAAACCACATGAAGTTTATAACTTAGCGGCCCAATCGTTTGTGCATATAAGCTGGGAGCAATCAACAGCAACAGCCAACATGACTGGCTTGGGTGTTACAAACATGTTAGAGGCCATAAAGATAGTCGACAAAGACATCAGGTTTTACCAAGCTAGTTCTAGCGAAATGTTTGGTAAAGTGTTAGAAACCCCTCAGACCGAAGACACACCTTTTTATCCCAGAAGCCCTTATGGTATCGCCAAATTATATGGCCATTGGATGACAGTGAATTTTAGGGAATCATATCAAATGTACTGTTGTTCAGGCATATTATATAATCATGAATCTCCTAGGAGAGGGTACGAATTTGTCACCAGAAAAATTAGCTCAGCAGTGGCGAAAATAAAGCTAGGGAAGCAAGACAAATTATACCTAGGTAATCTTGAAGCGCTGAGAGATTGGGGCTATGCTGGTGATTATGTAGAAGCAATGTGGCTAATGTTACAACAAGATAAGCCAAACGACTACGTGATAGCAACTGGCACGACCACCTCTGTCAGAGATCTCGTCAGATTAGCTTTTGAATGCGTAGATCTATACTATGAAGATTATGTCTGTTTAGATAGCGCGCTTTATCGGCCAGCCGAGGTAGATCTTCTATTAGGCAATCCGGCTAAAGCAGAATTATTATTGGGATGGAAAAATAAAATAGAGATTAAGCAATTAATCGAAATGATGGTTAAAGCCGATTATGATCTAGAGATTAAATGATATGAAATTGACTAATATATATGAGGCAGCAGGTAGTATCGCCAGCGGCGGCACGCCGGTTCTAAACATAAGTAGAATTTTTGGTCAACTTATAGAGCTGCTTTTTAACGATGATCGTTATAAAGATTCAGAATCAGCCAAATTATTAAGATCGTATTTTAAGCAGCCAAGCGCTGATAATTGGTCCACAATAAGTGATGACTTAATTTCAGGCACTTTAAAGGTATTAGACTCGGATAAAGAAAACGCAAATAAGTTTAAAGATTTAAAAAAATCTATGGCAGAATTAAAAACTTATGCGCCAAGTATCATAACATCATCTCTTTATGCTATTGAACCAAAATACTTATTAAAGACTGATCTGAAATCTTTAGCGCAGAGCACCCAAGATACAGCTAAAACGATGTTAGCATTGCAGCCAAGCGGTTGGGTGGCAATGCTCTCTAATACCGATGGTGTCTCTAAAAGCCAACTAAAAGAAGTTAGAAAAAAGATAAGCGACGAAGGCAAGAAGATAGCCAAAGATATAACTAAAAATTTTCCAGGTTCTACATTAAAGAAGAAATTCTAATAATGCCGACTACTGATATCACAAAAAAATTTCGCATATCTAGCCAATTGTCTAGCGTTGCAGCCAGAGCAGTTGGTATAGACAGCATAATCACCGATATAAATTTTAAGAGTAAAGCAAGTGATATAAATCTCAGATTAAGACCTATCACACTTGATATTAGCGAAAAGACTATAACTGTCACCATGCAGGCCGCCTACAACGATGGCATTTATAACTTTGGTATAGTCCCATCTGAATGGTTTGAGTATATTGAAGCGACTTTTGCTCTCATGCTCGAAAAATATTTAAATAAAGATCTTTCTTGATGTTTTATAATATTTATAACCTGCCGTGCCATATAGAGAAAAAGCGCCGGGTTTTAGAGGGCTAGATCCAGCGTAATGCTGAAAAGCCGTTACATTTTTTACATTAGATAATTCCGATAAATAGAGCCCAACTAAGCGTTCAAATAAATGTGGTGTCCAGAGTCCCATCTCTGACGCTAATAGTCTGTCAAGCATGTTACGCATTCTCATCCCAAGCTTATTAAAGATCTCTCTCGTGGTTATAAACATATGCGAGTAGATCATCGGAGGGTTTTTAGACATTGCGAACTCATAAATCGGGCGATCAAGTCTTTTTATAGCATCCCATATGGATCTTTCTAAATCGAATTTATTATGCACCATCGGGTCTATTGATGGTCTTAGCACATATTCATCTTTTAAATCCCATTCGCCACGTTGGAGGATTTTATATTCTACTGGAAATGAAACGCCAAGAGTAACATTATTGGGTGATAAAGAATCGATTATCTTAGCCCACAATTCATCTTTTGGAAAATATGGCTCGATATCCGTATGTAAGAATCCGATATATTCGCTATCGCTCATGTTCTCAATATGTTCCCATATTGTCAGTATTATCGAACTCTCAAAAATCGATGAATTTAATGAAGCATAAGTAGGATAAAAATCAGCGACTTCAGATAGATCATACTTTGGTGGTTTTGTCATCCCGCAGGCGATTCTCTTGGCATTAATTGATTTATGATCGAATATGCTATCATCAAGACAATCATGGCCGGCGGTGTGGCAATTTATAAACAGATCAATCATTCTTTTATTTCTCTAAATTCAGTATGGGTAGTTGATGCTTTAAAACTATCGTTATCAGATTCGAATGGAATGTAAGAAGCGATTTCTCTACCATTCTTAGAAGTGGTCCAATGAAAATGCGTTCCGTAGCATTCTGGAAAAGCAGCTGACCACCTATCAAGTAATTTTCTAAACAAGGACCAGTAATTATCCTTAGTCTTAAGGCTGCTCGAGTAAGCTCCGTGGTGTATGCTTGGAAGATAAGCAGCATAGACTTTATAGCCGGCCGATCTCATAGAGAAAGCAAAATCACATCCATAAAAATGAAAACCATTCAATATTTCATTAAAAAAGATTTTGTGGCGCTTATTTATTAGAAACAGGCACTCATCGACAGTGTGCGCTTCTATTAAATCTCTATGGCCATCCCAGCATTTGATAAGCTTTGTGTCAAAATCTTCACTTAGATCTCCAGGATGACCGTTATACACTACGCCAATGAATTTTGGTTTTTTAGTAACCTTATCCAATTCTAGTGAACGTCCTGCACTACCAATTATACCCCAATCTTCGCCAGCTTTTTTCACAGATTTTTCTACTTCATCAAAGAATCCTGGTAAAAAAGAAACGTCCTGATGGCAGCAAATTACTATATCTGATTTTGCAATAGTTAATCCATAATTAATCGCTTGAGGTGCTGTATATATCGACATTCTATTGTCTATTGGTATTAATTCATAAAGGTCCTTATTAATCTTGCTGTTATAAAAAGAATTTACAACACAGTCATTGTAAACATCATAATTGGACACGCATGTCAATATGCTATAAATAGGCTTAATCACGGTTACTCCTGTTCCTATTGTCAATGTTACTTACCATCGACTTGGGGACAATTATTAGTAACTCCAGTTTTAATCAAAAAGAATGTTCTGATCTATTTTAGTATTTTTATAGTGTCTGTTTATAAATTCACCATCGGCCTTTAAAACACGCTCGTATGTCTCTTGGTTGTATTTTGCTATAGCATGCGCCGGTTTATCATCATTTAAAGAAATGTTTAATCTTGGTGATAACGGCAGATCAGTTTCAGAAATGATAGCTCCACATTGAATCAGTGCTGATATCAAATCATTGTGTAGATTTTCTTGCTTTCCGATGATTGTCTTTAATCCGTTTGGAATATTATTAATAAATTTATTCATCTTTCTTGAAGCCCAGCCTAATTCACCACCTGAATAATCTATACAATTGTTTACAAAAATGTTGAAATCATTAGATGCGCAAGAGAAATCTAAATCGTTCCCTCGCCACCCATGCACAGATGATAATCGATATGCCCAACGCGATTGATACCAAGTTAGTGGATGCCTAATAAAGCAGATGACGGTTATTTCTAATAGATCTTCTAATGATAATATATTCAATAATTCTGGAAAACTATCATGGTGTTGGGCCTTTTCTATCCCTTTAATAGAAAGCAGATCAAGGACTCTTCTTATATATGTGCCACCAGTTTTCGGTATGTGCATAAATAGAAATTTATCGGTTAATAGCGCCATGTTATAATATTAAACCATTTGCATCGGTTGGAAAACCAAGGCCATGCAATAGTCTATATAGTCTGTGATGATAAGTATGGGTTTTAGCAACGTAATCTCTTAATCTTGCGCTTTTTTCTTTAAGCTCTTTTTCTGAGGCCGGAGCAAGATAATGTGCATGCAAAGCAAGAAAATCATTAGGATCTTTTGCGACCGGAAGACCTGGTATTACTCTTGATAATACCGGAACTGTGTCATGAATCGGCAGGCAGCCAGCTAAGCAGGCTTTAAAAACTCGCTCTGGAATATCAATATTGTGCGTATGAGTATGAATTTCAGATATACATGGTGCCACCTTTCCGGTGTTATAAAATTCATTCGCTTCATGCTGTGGCAATTCTCCTGATGACACACCTTCTGGCCACTCCCCCCAGCCATATAATTTCCATTTTCCCCTAAATGAATTTAAAACAGGCATAAGATATGAATCGATAGTTTTAGCTTTGTATGTCCATCTTCCACCGAGGTAGATGATTTGATTTTTTCTGTCTTGGCCTAGATCTGAGAAGATCGTAGCATCGGCAGCGGTTGGCATTGGTATCCAACGCGTGTTCGCCCTTTGATGCCAATAACTCCATAATATAGAGTCTTCATCAAAACCGTAACCAAAAACTACTTCTGGTTTTTGCTTTTTAACCCAATCAACGCTGTCTTGGCTTTCATTAATGCCACCTGGGATTGAAACAGGTCCATATGGGTTAACATGTATGGCTACTTTTGCTCTTCGCCCTTCGATCGGAATCACTTCCCTGTGGCCCGAGCATCCGATATAAATATCTGGATCAAATTCATCCCAGGTCCTCATTTCTCCATCATATCGTTTTACTTCATGTCCTTTAGATCGTAAAGCATTAACCATTCCGTCTGTAATATAGCCAAATGCCCCACTAACTCGGCGCACCATTAATATTCTCATATCGTTTTATATCCTTTCCGTATCAATAAATTTTTAGCGTCTGCGATTCTTGCAATGTCGGACATCGCTTTAAGAGTAGTTTCTAATTTTACGTTAAGGTCGTGGAATTTTCGCCATTTGTCGCTTCTGGGATGATTCAAATGATATAGCGATATGCGACGATCATTTATGAAATTACCACCTGCAATCAATCTAGCGTAGAAGTCGCAATCTTCGCAGCCATATCCAGTATATGTTTCATAGAATCCGCCTATTTTGCTATAATACTCTTTTGTGCATGCTAACGAGCCACCTTCAAAATACGACACGTAACGGTCAAAATTTTGCGGCCTAAATACGCGCTTTTCGCGATTTATAATATTAGTATCATTATCATCATAATAGCTAACATCTTTTCCCAGATGACAACTACTATTGAACAATAAGGTCTTATAAACTTCTGACGCATAATAGTTGGGCACTAACATATCAGCGTCGTGTAAAATGAGATAATCATCCTTTGCAATATCGACACCGCCATTAAAGGCTTTCGATTTATTAAATGGTTCTTCAGGTTCTGCATTTATTAGAAGATATTTCGACGGCAAGATCGATACTGCACTTATGGTAGATTTAAGATCATGTTCTGATAATATAATGTTTATTGTGGGAAATAGTTGACCTTTAATGCTATCTATTACAGTAATAACTGATGCTGATCTATCTTGCGATCTATAAGGTATAACCACACTAATTGCGTCTGTCTTTGAATCTTTTGAGTGATTATATTTCTTTAATTCTCGATTCTTAAATATATTTCTAGCGAATTGTAACTTTTCACTTCTATCAGAAACTGAAGATTTTTCATTATGTAATCTGAAATAGCGACTTGATCCAAATACATCAAAAAAACCACTAGTGCTATGTAGGCCAAAATCATTAAATTTCATCGACCAATCAACGTGTTCCATCCCATATTGACCATAGGCCTCATTAAAAAAGCCGATCTTTTCTACGGCCGATGTCTCATAAGCGAGGACAGCACCCTGTGGTTGGTTATCGCTTTTTAATAAATTGATACCTTTTATATCATATGGTTCGCCTATTGTGGCGCCATAGATGTTTTTTTCTCTGTAGATAAAATGCTTAAAATCCGAGGCTACTATAGCATCAGGGTAAAAATATTCCCATCCTGAGCTAGTTATTTCGACATCATCGTTTAGAATAATCCCGTATTTAAATCGTTGAAGACATTGTATAAGCCGATTACTATTACCAGCTATGCCAAGATTTTTATCATTAAAAATAATGCAGAATCGATTAGACTCTGCAAGTTTATTTAAATATTTCTGTGTTTCTGGCTCTGTACTACAATCATCGCTTATAAAAATGGTGGTCTTAGATAAATTCGTGTGCTTTATGATAGAATCGACTAATCGTTTCAGACTATGTTGTCTATTATATGAAAGTATCCCAACCCCGATATCATTGCTAATATTAATGATTCCTGATAAATTATCTGATTGCTCATAAATATGTGCATCCTTAGGGTTTGGTATAGACTTCCCTTTGAATTTGTTTTGGCTATCCTTTTGATTTGGCGATGTTGGTACCTTCTTTTGCCTGACGAAATTGGGCCTTTGGCTTCGGATTTGTGGTCTTTGGATTTCGGCTCTTTGTAAGTTTTGACGATTATTCTGGGTAGCTGGTATTGCTGGTTGGGTTTCTTGGCTTATCTTATTCGACTCTGTTTTATTTCTGCGTTCTAATAAACTATTCGATTGTCTATTCTTAGTGTGATTAGTCGTATTACGCGTTCCTGTCGTTGGTGCTCTAGCGTGTACTAAATGCCCAGACGTAACATATTTGTCAAAGAAGTCTGGCAATAGAATCTTTTGGTTAGGCCGTACCAACACGACTTTACCTTGAGCGTCAAGTAATCTTTGTATATCCTTTTGATTATTAATATATAATTTCATCTGCTTATTTTCACATATAAAGGTGTATAAAGACCCTTTTCTAGATTGTGATATTGTCTAAATCTAGATGGTTTTAATATTATATCCCCTTCATAAATACCATTACCAGTGCTAATGGCATTTAAAGCTCTTTCATCGATTGGTTCGACCTTTATAACTTCTTGCGTCTTCATTATTTTACTGAATAGATCTCTTATCATCCCAGGCCCACACATCTTATTAATAGAAGTCTGCATATCAACCAAAATCATATCTTCATATGTGGTTCCTGAGAAGAAATATTGTGCCTGTTTTACCTTTATCATTTTCATAAAATTAATGAGGATCTGTACGTTATTAGCTAAAAATGCATCTGCCATTATCACTAACTTATTTTCTTTATCTAAAAGGTCTAGTTTATTACCAAACCAATCAGCAAAAAGGATCATGATATTGTCAGATTTTTCATCCTTAGATATTATGACCGATAGGCCTTCTAAGATATATGGTTTTATAACGTAAGCTAGAATATCTTTAATGGCTGGTAGGTAATCCTCGCCAAGCATTTCTGGATACTTTAAAACTGCTGGCGGTCTTGGCATTGTGGCTGGTGCATTTGGCTGGCTAGATATACCAGATTGACGCACTTGAGGAATAATCTCTTTGCTGGACGGCGTACTTCCCTTTCGGCGCATTTTTTATAGCCTCTAATTTGATGACTTTGGTTTCTTTCTCCTGTTCGGAAGGAGATAGAGTAAAAAGAACAAAAGGCACGCTATTAAAAATTATGGATATTTCTTTGGTTTCTTTATTGTAATTGGTTACCACACCACACCAAGTTGAAATCCAGCCAGACCAGACTAGAAAATCGCCGTAAGCTGGAACGTAATTAGTAAGATCACGATACTGTATGAGTGGTGGTAGAACTACTTCACGCGATTTTGGTTCTGGTAAGTTTGTGGCCATAAATCTCATAGTTGTATTGATAACCGTCTTCTAATTTCCAAGTTATCAAAAGACCTTCTCTTGCTGCCCCCAACCAATGACTGATCAAATTATCTACCCAAGCTCTCATGGTGGTGCGATCTAACATTCTTGCTGGCTTTACTTCGATACCATTTACCATTGTCACGATTGGTTCTTCTTCAGAAATCTCGATAGTCTTTCTGACTATCTCCATGCCTTCGATAAGATATTCGCGTCTCGTCTTTGATCTCGTTTTAGCAGTGACTTGGTAACGCTGATTAGGATTACCGTTTGGCACATCCATAAGCGTCACTATATCTATGTCTTTACTCGCTACTGATCTTGCAGGATCTAAATCTGATAGAATTATCTTAATATCATCGACAGTCCTAACCACCGTCGGTCTCATAACCTCTGGCGATAGCCGCAAATCTTCTCTGCTTTTTAACTGTTCTATTTCATCCATCTTCATTGACCCTTTTGTACCCGAGATTTATTTCGAAATATTTCGCTCTTCCTCTTCTAGCAAATTCAAAGAGCACATGATAAAAATTAGCAAAGCCGTGCACCACGAATACCATAATAATATAATTCAGATAAAAGTTTTCATTTATTAAAGCTGGCGTCAACCAAGACAAAGAAATACTTACCCATACCGACATACAGTAGCCGCATTGAAACACACTATCCAAGAACCACCACAGTCCATAGTTAGAAATGCTAGTTATGTTTTTATCTCTTAAGATATCTCTAAATGGTTGGACCAACTTACTAGCAACTAATATCTCGGTAATTCTCTCGGCGGCAACACTAATTAGTGCTAGGCAAATTAAATCTGCTATCACGATAAGATTTTCCTGCAGTTGTTGTTAGAACATTGAATTCTTTGACGTCCAGAAATATTTACACGAATTGTATGGCTATCGCATTTTGGGCACTTAATGATGTTAGGTGCCGCAACTGATGCCATAGGCACGATCTCTGGCCTAGAAGCGCTTTTAAGCTGTATGACTCTCTGCGGCCGATTTTGCTCGGCAGCCTGTGGTCTAACTTGTTCGGTCACTGGTTGTGACCTTTGCACTCCGCTTGATCCGCATCCACATCCCATAATTACACCCTATGCCTATCGATTTTGGTCGGGTATTTTGGTGGTGTTTTTCTGACATCTAAACGATCAATCACTGGTTTATGTTTAGCTGCAGACACCCTCTCGATATTATTAATCGGTATAACTCTGGTTTTATTTCCGCAGCAGCCCATAAAGTTCTCCTATTTTATGTTTCCACGAAAAATGAAGTGGGGTCAATGTTGGATGCAAAATCCTTCCATCTACAGAAATACAAAGATGGTAATTGTAGAGACTCAAAGACCTTATTATTTTTGGAGTGGCTAACGTTTAGGGATATTTTGGGCGCGATATGGTAATACCCATATGAAATACTCGGGAACCAAATCGGTTGATTTACTTCTAAAGATTTAGCATAATTTGCAGCTGCTAAAACACTGGGCTTTAAGATGTTATATAAGAACAATCGCTGGTCAACAGCGACCCAATCAAAGTTGGCGTGAGGCTTAAAAAATAGCATCGGAAAAAATAATCGTTTAAATACTGTTTCTAATATAGTGCAATCATATGTTGCTTGGTGCCACCAACTTGTAAAGATCGTAGTTTCATGGCTACTTAACAATGCGTCAAGACTGAAACCATGGCCAGATTTGGCCTCAATGGAGCAATGCACCATCCCTTTCACAGGTATAACATCAGCAGTGGATTCACGTTCGACCACTGTTGCGTCTCGACCTTCGACTCTTCGCCTTCTGAACTCGACTCCTGTCCAGTCAGTTAAAAGGTGAGCTACTCGCCGTTCTAATGTCTTACCTTTTCTAACATTAGATTTACCTATTCTCGACCTGTCCGGTTTTTTCGTCGTTTCTTCTTCTGGCATTTGGCGCTAGCCTTCACGGGGATTCCGTAGTATAATAGATAATATATTCCGCCATCAGTTGTTACCAATGATACAATACGGAAGTAATTCTTAATTACTTACATCAAGCGGAATTGACTTGTGATTGATTATATGTGATTATAATTGATTGGTCGATATGACTGACTACGAAGTTATCGTCTGCCTCTAACTTAATAAAATCCTTCATCGTAGGATATCCAGACGAATTAGGAACTGCGGCGTCAGGGATAACCAAAAATTCCATGCTTGTGGATTTCATGGTATTGATAGAAGCGCTGGGACCGCTTTTGTCGATCCTAGCGCCGTTGATATCAACTGTGAATAAACCCAAACGTACAAAATGTACACCAATAGCCATTGTCGGACCTCTTAATCGTCATTAAGCTGCCCAAGCAGATTATCGATTTCCGTATCGGAAGTCGCACTGTTGGGTTTACTTATTTTTTCCCCTGCACCCTTTGCTGGTGCTGGCTTCGCTGGTGTTTTACCTTCCAACTCATCAACATCAAAACTAGTATCAGCCTTGTTGTTGCTAGGAGGGGTATATTCATCACCATTGATAACACTATTAAGGAGTGATTTAAGAGCATCAGCGTCAGGCATCTGGACCTTTTCCCAAAGATTTACTCTAAGCTTTAGAAGGGCCGCTAACCCTTTAGGATTAGGCTTACCGTCAGCATCGACGACCATTGGGCCTGATTTTTCTTTTCTAAAAGCACTGGTAGCATAGCTATTATTCTTGCCCTGTTTAAGGACAGATAATTCAAATAAACTACCATTGTTTTCATCAAAGAAAGCACCAAATGCTTCTGGCTCATCTGGGTCGCCACAATCCTCACGCTCTAGTGCCTGAGACCATAGCTTAAAACAAGTAGAGGTGGCATTAAAGAATTTTACCTTGCCTCTGAGCTCTTCTGGATTACCTTTCCAGTTGGTGAAGTAGACATTAACAAGATAATTCTCAGAAGGCATCCAATCGGATCGGATCTTTCGTCTCTTGTCTTCGTCTTTCTCATCACGCATTTGATCAAACCCGAACTGGCAGACTGGGCATTTTTCAGCCGATCCTGCTGCTCTAGGGCATGGGTGGGGGCGATTATTTATCCAATGTGAACCATGTTTTATATAAAACAAGTCCATCGCTTTTTTCACCACACCGCTTTTAAGAGCATCACCTTCAAGAAGCGGCGGCAAAACATAGAATCTATATTTAATAGGCTCTGTCGTGCTTTCGTTCTTTTTGGGGCGGAATTCATCCGCATCCATTTGCTTTCCAGTCATCTGATTTAACTTTTTGCGCATTGCATCAATATCGTATGCCATATTGCACCTTATCTTTCTAATTTTTTAAAACCAGCCAGTGTTCTTGCCAATTCGGCTTTCATTTTTATAGCTTCGACCATGTTATACAGCTTACCGGCTTTCATCTGTATTTCACTATACGAGATCTCGGCTTTGGTTAATAATGTATCAGCTTCAACGATACTTTTAATCTGATCAACAGTCAATTTTACATTATTTGTCCTGGCTTCTTCCAGAACCGCTTTTGTCGCTTCGGCCCTCCTTACTTTGAGTTTACGTTCAGCGATCGCCACGCCTAATCTAACTTCTGAATACACTGCAGACCAAAAGGCGAATTGGGCTGGAATATCACAGATATTCTCTTCGAGAGTCTCATAATCTATGTCGACATTTGCCAACATATCGACAGTGATTACCTTATAGACGGGTTTGTTATTTTCATCAAGCCTCTCGATAACTTGAAGCTTTACATTGAATTTAAACAATGATGAATTAATAAGCTCGCGGGGCACATTAGCCAGTACCCAATCACGGTTCTCGTTTTCCATCGCTGAATAATTCCTTGTTAAAACCTACCGTCTTATTCTTTGGTAATACATCATCACTATTAGATGATTTATCTCCAGACCAATTACCCCTACTAAATGACTTATTAGTAATTTCGTTAACGATACTATTCCTGATCGTTTTTCTTATATGTTCTTTGCGCCCTTCGTCAAAGCGACGTTGTGCCTCGATTTTACGTTTTGCTCGCAAAAGAGACTTTTCTTTAGCTCTCTGACGTATCTTCTGCAGTTTCTTGTTGTTCATGTTCCCTCTGTATATTACTGTATTTATATTCTCGCCATTTCTTGCCAATGCCGTATCTTAAAGGAAAATAAATATCCCTATCTATCAGCCCATCAAGCGGTTTCGACATAATCGATTTTACACTATTTATCATATATTGTATACTGCTCCGGTCGTTTTCACAAGACATTACTAGAGAATCATGGATATCGCATATAATGTGTCTTGGAAATAAAGCATTAACTTTTGTAATGGTGTTTTGCATAGCATGAGCTATAGACCCTTGCAAAACACCATTTATGCCTGATAATATTGTCTTTTCCTTTGGTATAACAAATTTACGGCCTAATAAAGTTTCTAAAGGTACATCCTCAGTCAATTTATGCGCACAATCAATAAGCCAAGTCTTTAGGTCGCCATAACATATGTCAAATATGCCACTATCGAAATTGAGAGAATTTATCGCTTTAAGAAGAGCTATCTTACTGTCTTTGCGGTCTGTAAACATGTTACCGGCACGATCAAAAAGATACTCGTATGGATCACCATGCCTGAAAGCAGATTCTAATTCATCGTCTCCGGAAACTACCGATGCGATTCTAAGATCGGCGCAGATCCAGTCGAAATGCAGCAATACTTTATCCTCGAAACTCCCGTCCCTTGTGATGAAATCAGGCATGTTATAGCCTTGAATATTAAAACCTGTGCACTTGCTTCTGCCAGTAAAAGTGTCATGCGACCAAGATGATTTCAGTGGTGTATAATTTACATAAATTGGTAAATCTGAAAGCTTATCATAAACGCAACCAGCGTCGAATAACAGTTTTTTATATGGTTCTTGAACAGAAGCATCTGTGGATGCTAAAAATTCATCGAGGGCACTTGTTTCATGAATTATTTCGTTATGATCGAAGATGTTGTCGGCGATAGCTCTATTGCTATAACCCATAGCGGCGATCAGTGATGCGCGATCGTTTGTGACTATCGCGCATCTGGTGCTAACCGCATGATCGAATAATGTTTTAATCTTGGACTGGTCTATTCTAATGTCGCTTATGCATTTTGTGTTGCTATTATCAAAAAGGACTTGTTTATATACCTTTTGGTCGCGTTTTATGCCTATGATGGCTGGATATGCGACTTGTCTTCCTCTTTTGATAGCGAATAGAATTGGCTTCATAATGAATCAATACATTATGTCGTTTTTGCGCCCATTACGAAATGCCTAGGTTTTGGGTCGTGTTTGCCTGCTTGGTCTAGCTTGATCTTTAAATCTTCGACTTCTCCGGGCTGGCGCATATGACCGTATGGGTCATTATTAACTAATGTGTGTTTATGCATGTCTCTTCTAGCGCCAGCGCGATCTAAATATCCATTGCCTCTGACATATGATATAATATTATCATAACCATAGAACCTTTCTGCTCTTGATGCGCCGCAGCGTGGGCATTTTTGGGCTTCAGATAATTCTTTACCAGCAGCTGACATGCTATGGCTTGTCTCAAAAAGAACTTGAGCATCATACGTGTCAGCATCGACACTAGAATTATCTTCAGCTAGCTTTTCTTCGCATGGAACGCATCTATAAATATATTCTGGCATTATACGAACCTGTGGATGATAGGGTCTAATGTCATAATAATATTACGTTCAGATACGATAGTAATAGTCTTACCTTCGTATGGATATTTGGTGCCTTTAATCTCAGTGATTATATTACGCGGCATAAAAGCTACAACATCGCCTATTATAACTTGCGCATTTGCAGTTGGAGGGACACCAGGCCCAACGCCAATCACCATGCCTTCGTTTTTAAGACGCTGATGATCAGGTATTTCGATTACCGATTCTTCTTCGAATCTTAATATAGCAACGAAATCATTAAGGCATTTGATTTCACGTATTTCAATTTCTTGGTATGTTTCTGACTCGCTGCCGCAACATTTCTTGGCTTTTGAGCATGCTTTCGGCTCATCGACGTTTACCTTGGTATTCGATGCAGTTTCTTCTTTGATTAACTTGGCGGTCTTCGGTATCATTTTATCTCCTTTAAGATTGGTTCTTCCACAATTTCAGTAAACGTTATCTTGCTTTTGCTTTTTGTGATCGCAGGGCTATTTGGGATCCTTATCCCTAACCCTGTTCCTTCTGGAATTACATTGAAACCATTCCTCTCCATTGTTTGCGCCAATGTTTTCGAAACATTGACATCAATTATGATGCGCATCTTCATTAGGCCATCTCCTTAACTACCATAGTGTCATAATTAATCTCACAGGTGATTAATTCATTCTTTGGACCATTTCTATTTTTAGCAACATAAAACCTTATTCTAGGCGGTTTTTCTAACTTATCCTCGATAGATTGGTTCAAACTAATTACATAGTCAAGTGCGAATTGTTTACCATAACTTTCAGCGGTTTTTGATAAATCAATTGGCTCTGAACCTTCCCCCCCGCTACGATTGGTCTGAGTAGCAGTGAAGACTAATACGCTTTCGTTTTTTGCTAAACCACGTAGCTCAGTGGCGATATGCTTCTGTCTGGTATAATCATCTTTGTTATAAGCCGCATTACGGCTGACCATTAAATCGAGGTAATCGACCACAACCACGTCAGGTTTCCAACCTTCTTTCCGTTTCAGATTATCTATTAAAGCATAAATATGGTCAACGCTGCATTCGTCTGGAGGGAATTCATATATCAATAATCTCTTATTATAGGTGTCTTTAATAGTATTAATGACTCTCCTAATATAATCTTGGTTGTTAGCCACTTGGTCCTGTGGAATGCCAGTGGTAGCTGAAAGACATCTTAGAGCTGTCTTTATAGTATCCAATTCGAAAGTCACAAGCAGAACGTCTTGGCCATTTGTGCCATCGTTATTAGCACCTTTAAGTGAAGATATCGCGTTATTGACCAAGAGTATCGATTTGCCTGTGTTAGTCGGCGCCAGCCAGCATAAGACTTCTTTAGGTGACGGGCCGCCATTATTTAGGATGCGATCTAACCTAGGGAAGCCAGTGGTTCGGTGATCTATGGCGTCTGCTTGAAATAATTTTTCGTATTGGTCGAGTAACCAAAAGCCACCCTCACCTATGTCTGTTACTTTATTGGCCTCGGAGACTATTTTTTCTAATTCTTCAAAGCGACCTGATTCATAGGCTTGTATAGCTTCTTCGCTATAGATTAAACCATAAGCTCGGTTCTTGGCCCACTTCATTAAAGTGTCTTTGATGATCGGCACTTCTCTAGGATCTGATTTTCTATCAAGCAGTTTAAACACTATCTCAAAAGGCTGGTCAGACGTTAGTTGTTTTTCAACTATATCTCTTAACAAAGGCCTTGTAGGGATAATATTATATTTTTCGTAATAATTGAGGAGAACCGCCATAACGTATTTGCATTCAGTTCGCCCAAACATGTCGGGCTTAAGATATCTCCCGACATTTGAAAAGAATTCTGGGTGGTCGAGTGCTAACGAGATTATCGCTTCTTCTTGGTATTTTCCGAATGGTTTTTCATCATCATTATCATTTGTGTTGCCAGCATCATAAGAAACGATCTGTGTCATTTATTAGCCCGTTACCCCGCAACTTGCGGAAATAAGTGATTGGATCGCCGTTAATTGACCAGCCAAGTATCTTTCAGCGACCCCTAAAGCTTCACAATACGTCTGGAATTCGTCTTCCGTATAATAAACCTGCTGGGACCCAATACCACCTAAGTTAATTCTGTCGCCAAATACTCTTGGCGCACTTGGCTCGGCGGTTTTATACCTAAGACCATATACCCATGTAGAATCGATTTTAGCCACTATGCCGATTTTAACTGGTTCGATAAATCCTCTGGCGGCAGAGGATTTGAAATACACTATATCATTAACATCATATTTTGGACTATTTGCCATTGGGATCATCCTCATCATCAAGATATTTGTCATCTAAGTCATCATCGACCTTTACTTGGCCGAAGTCTGGGCCGAAGGCCTTTAAATATATTTCATCTTTTATCTTATTAAAAAGCACTTCATCGTTCCTAAGAGCTTTGGATGCATTCTGGGCGCCATTGCCTAGACTTTTGCCATCATAATTGAAGAATGAACCGCTCTTCGAAATAACACCGACATCAAGGCCTACATCTAAAAGCGATGAAACGGCATCGATACCTGCTATTGGGTACGATTTTGTACCATAAAAGATGTCAAACTCAGCAACCCTAAAAGGGGCAGCTACTTTGTTTTTAACTATCTTCATGGTAGTATGATGGCCGATAACAGTATCGTCTGAAGATTTTATAGCAGTGCTACGTTTAATCTCTGCTCTCACAGAGGCATAGTATTTAAGCGCTCGGCCGCCAGGCGTAACTTCTGGGTTGCCGAAGACCATGCCAACCTTTTCCCTAAGCTGATTTACAAACACTAGAGTGGTGCCACTATTATTGCATTTGCCCTTTAGTTTGCTTAAGGCTTTGGACATAAGCTGAGCGAGAGCACCCATAGTGGCTTTGCCGATGTCCTCTTCTAAAATAGCTTTTGGTATAAGTGCGGCCACGGAATCTACCACCACAAGGTCAACTTGGCCAGATTCTACCAATACTTCTATCAGTCGAAATGCATCTTCACCGCTGTCTGGCTGAGAAATACAAAGTGTTTCTGTATCGACTCCCAGCCTTCTTGCCCATTCTATATCTAGAGCGTGTTCTGCGTCGATATATGCCACAACACCATTGCGTTCTTTACCTTTAAAATAGTGCTTTTGGAAGGCTGAAGCGATGTGGAGGCAGGTCGTTGTTTTTCCGCTGCTTTCTGGCCCAAATATTTCCAATGTTCGGCCAATGGGCACACCACCTGCGCCTAGAGCCTTGTCGATAGATGGAATACCAGTTGGAACTATACTAACATTGACTATACTGCTTCTGCCACGCATAATTGTCCCTGGCCCGAAATCTTTATCAATCCTCTTCATCAGATCTTGAAGGGTCTTCGGTGGGTCTTTCTTTTCTGCTTTCATAATTATTAAACTTTCCTAAAGAGTTTAAGATGTTTGTAAAGGTCCTATGATAATCTAATACTTTCTTTACATCAACCGCAGGTATCCTTATTACTATTGATTCTTTGGTCAATAGTAATTCATTTCCAATAGCTGCCGCCACCATCCACATACCATTTGGATTTAGCTGTTGACCCTCAGGGGCAGATAAATAGCTAACCCTACGGGTAGTATTTATAGTAACTTGATCGAATCTGCTTATTCTTTCTTCGTTTTCCATCAGATAAATACCAATAATTGACAATCAAATTTAAAATTTAAGTGAGGGATGAATATGAGCCTTAATAAAAAACAGAAGACGTTTCTAGAAGCACTTGATACTTACCTTAATCAGGATGCTCAGCTTGGCCTAAAAGGCAATGATTCAAATAAATTAGATGATCAAGAGCGAGTGGGTGGCTATGAGTATGCTCGAAACGATGTATATTCCAAGTTTCGAGACAAATTACTAAAAGCCAATATTGTATATATAGGCCCAATCATGCGAGCATTCAATAGTGCTCATAATATTAGGATCTTTGGATCGCCTACCTTTTTAAGTGCTATGGAACGAGAATTAAAAGCTCAACCTATTGCTTCATCAGAAGTCGAAAAGGCTTTAGATATTGCTGAAAAATTATCAGAAGAATTAAAGAAGAGCGATTGGGCAGAACAAGATGCCGGTTTGAATTCTGATATGGATGGTATAAAAGAGGTTTCACAGCCAGAGCAAGCCTCTGAATTCGACATCATCAAGACTGACCTTAACAAGAAAAATGTAAAGGATGTTAACAATGAATTTGAATGAAGGCTTTCTAGGCCAAAAAATGCGTGAAGTCTTCGACAATAATTATTTTAATCCTGGGAGACAGCCTTCAGGATTTCTACCTCCATCCGGCTTTGATATCGGCAACAGCCAAAAGGGCGCTACCTCCTATTCTACAGGAGTTCCAGTTAGCGAAAGGCACCGACAATTTTTTGGAATGGGAAATAGGCCATACACTATTAGATAGATATCATACCACCGCCAGCACATTTTGGACAACTTGATTCGTTTTTACCATTTCTAACCAAACCGCTGCCTCTACAAATCGGACAAGGCCTAGTAGTGTCTGCGTAGCCATTTTGGGAAAAATTCGCAAATTTATCGGATTTGCTCTCTTGAGCCATCTTTTTAAACCGCGCTTGTAATTTATCGTCATTTTCAGCTTTATTGATCATGATGTGCGTTTCACCTAGGCCATCTACCCTTTTCTGTGGGATAGCGATTGGTTGGCCACCACGTCCTTCGACCATAGCCATCTTTACTTTACCGATCCTAGCGTTCTCAGGTAGCTTATCTCCTAGACTATTAAAATCATATGACTGATGTGCCGAAACATTACCCATTTCCGTCGATCCCCCCACCGATCTCATCACTTTTTTATCGATTATCTCTGTCGGGATCATATTCTCGTCGTCTTCCGTTATTATTTCTTTTGTAATTTGTACTCTGGCAGGCTTGATGGTCGGTTGATTAGGAATATGTAAAACTTCTGGTGCTACGTGTATCTCCGTGGCCGTCAGAATCGATTTGCTAGACGGATTTAAAAGGCTAGATAGATCTATACTATATCCTAGCTCTTTAGCTTGCTTTATTAAATTATCTAGATCTACTTTTTTCTGAGCATATGCTTCCTTAAGCTGTTTAATCGAAGAATCAGAATGGACTTCACATAAATGGATGTCGACCTTCTTGCCGTCTTCCATCTGTATTGTTATTTGAGAATTATCGTTGGCATCGCCGGCACATAAAAAACATTTCATAAAGGACCTCCATGACTAAGTACACTATCATCGACATAGATTTAAATATTAATATTGATGAATTAGCGACAGAGAATGCTCTGTATTTGACAGGTAAAGCCGGCGAAATACTTAAAGATACTATCCAAGACATCAAAGATTTAGCAGGTGCTGTCGAAGACAAGAAGAAAGAAAAAGACGTAGACAATGATTTTATTTATAAGCTATTTAAAGATAACAAAGGCAGATTATCCAAAGCAGATCTATCGCAATATATTCCCACAAGA